TAACATTTCGCGTTTAATTTATGGGCGTGGGCTTCATGCTATGGACGCTGCTAGAAAGCCGTCGCAGTACGCTGCTATGCGTTCTATATTTAGCCCTGAGTGTTTACGTAAGGTAATCAAAGAGCTTAAGATGCTCGGCGCTGGACATTTTCAAGTACACTACGACGAGAAGCATACTAAAGTTATTAAGGCTTACCATATACCTACTAACTTAATTAGACCTGAGAAGTGTAACGCTGAGGGAGATATAGAAGGCTATTACTATTCTGATAACTGGGAGGACACTAGAAAATTCGCTCCTAAACGTATCCCCGCTTTTGGTACTTCAAAAGAAAAGATAGAGATACTATGTATTAAAGATTACGCTGTAGGGGTTAAGTACTTCGGGGAGATTGATTACCTCGCTGCTGTACCTTATGCAATACTAGAAGAGGAGATAAGCGACTATTTAATTAACGAGGTACAAAACGGCTTTAGCGGTACTAAGGTTGTTAACTTTAACAACGGAGTGCCTGACCAGGAGAAGCAAGAGGAAGTAAGCAGAAAGGTATTAAACAAGTTGACAGGCTCGAGAGGGCAAAAAGTAATAGTAGCTTTTAACAATAACGCAGAAAGCAAAACAACGGTAGACGATATTCCTTTAAACGATGCACCTCAACACTACGAATACTTAAGTAAAGAAGCAGAGCAAAAGATTTTAACAGGCCATACAGTAACTTCTCCTATGTTAGTAGGTATTGTTACAGATAACCAAGGCTTCAGCTCAAACGCAGACGAGATAGAAGTAGCAGCACGTTATTTTTATAACGCTACTATACAACCTTTTCAAGAATTAGTTATTGACGCTATAGATAAGATATTAGCGTTTAACGGTATTTCTTTAGACCTTTACTTCAGACGTTTAAATTTACTTGAAGATATAGAGATTAAAGAACAGGAAGAGGAGCAAGAAAGCGAAATGAATTTTAGTTCACAGCTTGACGACTTATTAGCTGAGTTCGGAGAAGAGGAGAGCGAAGAGTGGGAGCTTATAGATAGCCGAGAAGTTGACTACGACCAAGAAGAGGAGTTAGACGCTCAAGTAATGGAATGGGAGGAGCAGATGAAGCCTAAAAAAAGCCTATTATCTAAGCTTATGGAGTTAGTAGGTACAGGAAGAGCGAACCCGAATAAACCGAGCGAACAAGATAGAGAGATAGACGGCTTTTATTTTAAGGTACGTTATAAATATGTAGGTAACGAAGCTCCTGAGCGCGACTTTTGTAAGGCAATGATGCGAGCGGCTAAGATTTACAAAAAGGAGGACATAGACAAAATGAGCATAAGCGTAGTTAACGCTGGCTTCGGAGAGTTCGGCGCAGATACTTACGACATCTTTAAGTTTAAGGGCGGTCCTCGATGTCATCATAAATGGGAGCGACGCACCTACGCGAGTTTAAAAAAGAACGCTTCAATAGGTTCTAAAGATACTTCACAAGTAAGCACAGGTAAAGCTGAGAAGTTTGGCTATAGAGTACGAAACCCGAAAGAGGTAGCTATGATGCCTAACGACATGAGATATAAAGGCTACAGCCCTAACAACCCTAACCGACCACAAGACGCAAGATAATGGCAAAAGCACTACTAATAACTAGAGACGATATAGTAAAAAAGACAGCGTTAAACGGAAACGTAGACGTTGACTTGTTTATTCAGTTCGTGAACATAGCACAGGACACGCATATACAGAATTACTTAGGTACTGACTTACTCGAAAAGATACAAGCTTTAATAGTAGCGGGAACTTTAGACGACGTTGCAAACGCGGACTATAAAGCCCTATTGTTAGACTACGTTAAAAGTATGCTTATTCACTGGGCAATGGTCGAGTATTTACCTTTTGCAAGCTACACGATAGCTAATAAAGGAATGTACAAGCACGGCTCCGAAAACAGTGAAACAGTAAGCAAAAACGAGGTAGACTTTTTAATCGAGAAACAGAGAAACATAGCACAACACTACACGCGGAGATTTATAGACTATATGTCTTTCAATCAAAGTAAATTTCCTGAGTATTATAGTAATAGTAACGGAGATATGTACCCTAGTAGCGAGAGCGACTTCGGGGGCTGGGTAATATAGATATATGAAGAGATACGAGCCAAAACAGACGAACGTAATTAAGTTAAAGAAGTACATTAAAAAGCTAAACAATGGCAGACAGCAGAATAAGTAATTTAACGGCAGCAACTAACGCAAGCTCAGGAGATGAGTTCGTATTGGTACAGAGCGGAGTTACTAAAAAGATAGACTTCGACGAGTTAGTAGGTTCTATTCCCGCCGAGTTAATTATAGCGTGTTCAGATGAGACTACAGACTTAACTACAGGCACTGCTAAAGTAACTTTTAGAATGCCTTATAAGATGAATTGTACAGAGGTTAGAGCGAACGTTAATACAGCTCCTGTAGGCAGCACGATAGAAGTAGATATTAATAAAAACGGAGCTTCTATACTAGGCACTGTTATAAGTATTGACGCAAGCGAGAAAACAAGCACAACAGCAGCTACGCCTCCTTTTATTGACACCCCTACTTTAGAGGACGATGCAGAAATAACTATAGATATAGACCAAGTAGGAAGCACAACAGCGGGTAAAGGTCTTAAAGTAGTAATGATAGGAAGAAGAATTTTAACATAACATAAAACAAAATGCAATTTAAAACGGAAGAGATTATAAGCGGTTTACAAGGTACTAAAGTAGTAAACGACGCTACAGAGTTAACTCAGAACTTTGATACTATTGTGACTTTAGAGGACACGGTTTTTGCTTCTATTAAGATAGGAGGAGTAGACGTAAAGGGGGAATATGTAACAACGCCAGCAAATGCAGTTAAGGCGGGTGCAATTATTCGACCTACACAAAACCAAGTATTCTCAGGAGTTCAGTTAACTAGCGGAAGCGTAGCAATAGTATTATAAGATGTACACTTACGGAAATATGTATTTAATAAACAGTTATAGTTTTGGAGGAGGAGCAGCACCTGTTAGCCCTGACTTTACAATGTTGGTAAAGACTGACAACGCGGGTACAAGTGCAAGCGACCAGTTTACTATACCGACAACGGGAGGAGGGTATAATTATGATGTAGACTGGGGAGACGGAACAACCTCAACAGGAGTAACGGGAAGCACTACACACACTTTCCCAAGTGCGGGTAATTATACTGTAAAGATTAGCGGGGCGTTTCCTCGTATTTACTTTAACAATGGCGGTGATAAAGCAAAGCTGTTAGAGGTTCAAAATTGGGGTAATATTGCATGGACAAGTATGGAGCGTGCTTTTTATGGATGTTCAAACATGGATGTAACAGCAACAGATGTACCAGACCTGTCAAGTGTTACAAATATGTTTGTTATGTTCTTTGGTGCTTCATCATTAGTTGGTAATTCAAGTTTTGATAATTGGGATGTGTCAAGTGTCACGAATATGCGATATATATTTAATGGTGCTTCATCCTTTAATCAACCCTTGAATTGGGATGTGTCAAGTGTAACGAACATGGAATATATGTTATTTGGCGCTTCATCATTCAATCAAGATATAGGTTCTTGGGATGTATCAAGCGTTACGAATATGCAGAATATGTTTTATGGAGCTACATCCTTCAACCAAGACATAAGCTCTTGGAATGTGTCGAGTGTTACAAATATGGGTTATATGTTCTTTAATGCTACATCCTTCAACCAGCCGTTAAATTGGGATGTTTCAAGTGTTACGAATATGAGTGGGGTATTCAATAGTAGCGGTATGTCAACAGCTAACTATACAGATACTATTGTTTATTGGGCTAACTTTACAACAACGAACCTTGCACCTTACAACGTCAATATGTCAGCTCAAATATCAAGAACATTTGACACGTCACGAAGCGGTGGGGCTAATTTTGCAAACGCTGGAGCAGCACGTACATACCTAACAACAGCAACGCCAACAGGAGCGGGGTGGACAATATCAGGAGACACAGTAATTTAAAAAGATATGTTAAAACAGATAGTAGATAGAGATACATGGTTTATAGCCCACAACGAAGATTTAAGCGTTATACATTACGGCTTTTGCCCTAAAGGTACAGCGTTGGATAGCGGGCAGCCAATTATAGAAGAATTTGATAACGAAGCGGACTGGTTAATAAGATTAGCTGAACTAGGAATAATACCTGAAGATGAAAACTAGCACTTTTATAGGGTATATACTAACGAGCTTAGCGGTATTTCTTACCCCGATAGCTCCGTTAATGGTCGTAGTAGCTTTAGCAATACTTATAGACACGTTTCTAGGCTTATACAAGGCTTATCGTACTAAGCAGACTATAACAAGCCACAAACTAAGTAGGGTAGCTTTTAAAGTGCTTTTCTATGAGTTATTAATAGTTATACTATACCCTATAG